GGCGATCCAGCACGCCTGGAACCTGCGTATCGACCGCGGGGACGCGGCCTACTTCGCGGAGTACCAGAACCAGCCGCTCGCCGATCACGTTGAATCGGACAAACTTGACAAACGTCAACTCGCGGCCCGGGTTACCACCGTCCCGCGCGGCACCGTGCCGGCCAACCACCACCGGCTCACCGCATTCATCGACGTCCAGGACCGCGTCCTCTTCTGGCTCGTGGCCTCGTGGTCCGACACGTTCGGCGGGCACATCGTCAGCTACGGGGCGTGGCCGGATCAGGGCGTTTCGTTTTTCGAGGCGGGCAGCGCCAAGCGGACGCTGGCGGCGGCCGCCAACGGTGCCGGGTTTGAGGCGGCGCTGAACCACGGCCTCGAGCAGCTGACGCAGCTGCTGTTCGCCAAGGACTGGCCGCGCGAGGACGGCACCGCCATGCGGATCAGTCAGATGATGATCGACGCCAACTGGGGCAAGTCGACGCAGACCGTCCGCACGTTCGCCAAGCGGTCGCCGTTCGCGGGCAATATCCTGCCGAGCCACGGCCGCGGGATCGGGGCCTCGTCGCCGGCCCTGAACGACAAGGGCAAGGCCCGCGGCGACCGGCTGGGGCTGAACTGGCGGATCGGCCAGGTCCAGGGCCAGCGGTCGGTGACCTACGCCACGAACTACTGGCCGACGTTCACCGCGGCCCGCCTGCGGCTGGCCACCGGTGACCCGGAGGCGATCGTGATCTGTGCAGGGGAGCATGACATGCTCTGGGACCACCTGACGAACGAATACCCAGTGCGGACCGAGTCGGCCCGGGGCCGCGTGGTGGACGAGTGGAAACTCTCCGGCACCCGGTTTGAAAACCACTGGTGGGACTGCCTCGTCGGGTCGGCGGTGGCCGCGAGCATCCAGGGCGTGTCGCCGGCCGCGACGGAGACGGGCGGCCGGGCGCGGCGGAAGGCGGCGATCCCGACCACACCCGATGGTCGAAAGAAGATCGAGATCCGCAAACTGGGCGAATGAGCGCCCCGCTGATCTGGTTCGTCGGTGTCATTTACCTGGCCGTGGCCCTCGACCAATGGGCGAAGGGTTCGCCCATGGCGATCGCGTGGGCCGGCTACGCCCTCGCCAACGTCGGGTTGGCGCTGGCTGCCAAGTAGCCAGACCCCCTGCGGCTTTCGCGCGTGGTGGCCTACCGTCGCAGCATGAGCGACGAAGTCTCCGACGCCATCAAAGAGGCGGCCAAGAACCCGCAGCGCGTCCGCACGGACGCCGGCGAGGTGGAGGCCCACCCCCTGCCTGACCAGATCGAAGCGGACAAGTACCTGGCGGCCAAGGCGGCAGCCAGCACGAAGTCGCGCGGCCTGCGGTTCAACCAGATCGTCCCGGGCGGCTTCAACTGATGGCCTTCCTCGACCTGTTCCGTGGTCGGTCGCAGCCTCGCAAGACCGAGGCCCCGGTGACCCGCGCCCGGTTTGAGGCGGCGGAGCAGGGCGACGACTACAAGCATTGGGCCGGGGCCGACGCCTTCGCCGCCGATGCCGCCCTGTCGCCGGCCAAGCGCCGCACGATGCGGAACCGTGCCCGCCATGAGCGGGTGAACAACTCCTACCTGGCCGGGATCTCGGCCACGCTCGCGAGCGATCTGATCGGCACCGGCCCCCGGCTCCAGCTCGACATCGGCGACACCGAGGCGGCCCGCCAGGTGGAGCGGGCGTTCTACGACTGGGGGACTCTGATCGACCTCCCCGCCAAGCTGCGGACGATGCGCGAGGCCTTGGTGGTCGACGGCGAAGCGTTCGCGCTGATGGTCAACAACCCGCGGCTCCCGGGAGTCCAGCTGGACCTCCGCCTGATCGAGGCGGAGATGGTCGCCACGCCGACGGAAATGATGCGGCAGACGATCACGCCGGAAGGCAACACGGTGGACGGGCTGGAGTTTGACCAGTTCGGCAACGTGGTGGCGTTCCAGGTGCTCAACTTCCATCCGGGCAGCAACTTCAGGATCAACAACCTGCAGTTCGCGCGGGTGCCGGCGGCCGCGATGGTCCATTGGTATCGGCGGACCCGCCCCGGGCAAAACCGCGGGATGCCCGAGGTGGCCCCCGCGCTGCGCCTGTTCGGCCAGCTGCGGCGCTACACGGAGGCGGTGATCGCCGCCGCCGAGACGGCCGCAGACTTCGCGGCGTTCATCCACAGCAACTCCCCGGCCGCGGAGGTGGACGAGGTCGATTCGTTCGCCGAGTTGGAGATCCGCAAGCGGTCGCTGGTGACCCTGCCGGAAGGCTGGGACATTTCGCAACTGAAGGCGGAACAGCCCACGTCGACCTACAAGGACTTCAAGCGCGAGATCCTGAACGAGATCGCCCGCTGCCTCCAGATCCCGTTCAACGTCGCGGCCCTCGACTCGTCGTCCTACAACTACGCCAGCGGCCGGATGGACCACCAGGTCTACGGCATGAACCAGCGGGTCGACCGCGACCACCTCGAGCGGATCTGCCTCGACCGCGTGTTCGCCGCCTGGGTGAACGAGGCCAGTCTGGCCGGCGTGATCCCCGACGGCCTGCCGCCGTTCAGCGAGTGGAACTGGGCCTGGGTCTGGGACGGGAAAGATCACGTCGACCCGGCCAAGGAAGCCAACGCCGCCGAAACCCGGCTGCGGACGCTGACCACGTCGCTCGCTAGCGAGTACGCCCGACAGGGCAAGCGATGGGACGTCGAGCTGCGGCAGATCGCAGCCGAGCGGCAACTGATGGCCGAGCTGGGCCTGGACGTGACCGCGGCCGCCCCGGCGGCCGCCAACCCGTTCGACCAGGAGGACGCGGCGTGATCGACGACGACGTGGAAGCCGAAGAGACCTTTACGGCCCTCACCTACACGGAATGGCTATGAGCGACAACCTGAAGTTTTCCGGCGACGTGACCTTCCTCCAGGCGGCCGACGGCGAAGCCGCGGCCAGCCCGAAGAAGTTTCGGATCGTGGCCTACACCGGCGCGCCGATCCGCCAGGGCTGGAGCCGCGAGCCGGTGATCATCGACATGGCCGGCATGACCCTGCCGGCCACCGTGCCGATCGTCATGGGCCACGACTACGCCCTGGGGTCGATCCTCGGCCAGGGCCGGCCCAGCGTTCAGGGCGGCCAGCTGATCGTCGAGGGCGAGATCCTCGCGGAGAGCGAGACCGCCCGCCAGGTGCTCGCGCTGGCCGCGGCCGGCTACGAGTGGCAGGCCTCGGTCGGGGCCGACGTCGGCCGTCATCTCCGGTTTGGTGAAGACCAAGCCACCACCGTCAACGGGCAGACCGTCACCGGTCCTGTCCGAATCGTCCGGGCCTCGACGCTGCGCGAGACCTCATTCGTCACCCTTGGGGCGGATCGCAGCACCGCCATCTCAATCGCCGCAGATGCGGCAGAGGAGATCCCCATGGCGGCTGACGCCACCACCAAGCCCGCGGACGAGGTCGAAGTGACCTCGGTCGTGGAGGCCACGGCGAAGGTCGCCGTGGATCCGGAGCCCACCCCCGCCGTCTCGGCCGACACCAGCGACCTGGTGGCCAAGCTGGACGCGCTTACCCAGAAGGTCGAGACCATGCAGAAGCTCACCGCGACCCGCGACGAGCGGCCGGCGGCCCCCGCCGTCCACGTCGTCACTTCCTCGGCCCCGACGGCGGAGGTGATCGAGGCCTCGTTCGCCCTCCAGGGCAACCTCCCCGGCGTCGAGAAGAAGTACGACGCCAAGACGCTCGAGGCGGCCCACAAGGCCCGCCGCGAGGTCAGCCTGGGCGAGGTGCTGCTCCAGGCGGCCGCCGCCAACGGCTACGACGGTCCCCGCCGGCTGACGGCGTCGACCCTGCGGCCGATCCTGGCTGCGGCGTGGGCCACCCATGAGATCGCCGGCATCCTGTCGGCGACCGTGAACAAGTTCCTCCTGGCCGGCTTCGACTCGGTCGAGAACGCCTGGCGGAGCATCTCGGCGGTGCGGAGCGTGAACGACTTTAAGGCCGTCACGTCCTACCGGCTGAACGGGGCGTTCACGTTTGACAAGGTCCCCAACGGCGGCGAGCTGAAGGTGGCCAAGGCGACCGACGAGAGCCGGACGATCAGTGCCGACACTTACGGGATCATGACCTCGGTCACCCGGACGGATCTGATCAACGACGATCTCGGTGCCCTGACCTCGGTCCCGCAGCGGATCGGCCGCGGCGGTGCTCTGAAGATCAACGACGTGTTCTGGGCCTCGTTCCTCGACGACTCGGCCTTCTTCACGACGGCCAAGGGCAACAAGAAGACCAGCGCCACGGCCCTCGGCCTGGCTGGTCTGAAGGAGGCCCTGGCCCTCTATCGGAAGCTGAAGGACACCGACGGCAAGCCGATGGCGGTCCAGCCCCGCGTTCTGCTCGTCCCGGTGGATCTCGAGATCACCGCGGCCGAGCTGATGAACTCGGTCCAGATCGCCAGCGGCAACACCAGCGGCCAGCCCTCGACGAACGTGTTCGCGGGCCGGTACGAAGTGGTGTCGTCGACGTATCTGACCGATACGGCCGACTACTACCTCCTGGCTTCGCCGGCCGACATGCCGGTTATGGAGGTGGCGTTCCTCAACGGCGTCCAGAGCCCGATCGTGGAGACGGCGGAAGCCGACTTCAACACGCTGGGCGTTCAGATGCGTGGCTACTTCGACTTCGGCGTGGCCAAGGCCGAGGACAAGGCCGGCGTGAAGCTCGAGGTCTGACCCGTAACGTGATCATCGCCCGGCCGGCGGCGACCCCGCCGGCCGGGCACCCCTTCCAACTCCCTTGTTTTTGAAAGGTCCAGAACCATGGCTGATTACGTTCAGAAGGGCGACGTCCTCGACTACACGCCGGGCTCCGCTGTGGCGGCCGGTGAGGTGGTCGTGATCGGTACGCTCGTCGCTGTCGCTCCCCGTCCCATCGCCGCCAACGCCCTTGGCTCGCTGGCCGTGGACGGCGTGTTTGCCCTGCCGTGTGACACCGGTGCCACCGGTGCCCAGGGTTCGGCCATCAACTGGTACGCGACCTCCGGCGTGGCGCATGCCTCGACCGGGATCGCGGCCGGCAAGCTGGCCAAGGCCCGGGCGGCAGCCGACACGAGCGTCCACGTCATCCTCAACAAGTAGCCCTTACTACCCGCAACCCCCGGACGGTGCGCCATTCAACCCGCGCGCCGCCGGGGCGTTGCGGGGGTGGCATGGTGACCAATGGCCGACATGCTCGCCGCCGGTGCCGCCTGGCTGACGTCGCAGCTCAACGCTGCGGCCAGCACGGCGATCACCTACCGGCGCGGGAGCGACGAGGCCGAGATCACCGCCACCATCGGGCGCAGCGAGTTTGAAGCCCAGGGGCAAGAGGGCGTGATCGAGAACTGGGAGTCTCGCGACTTCCTGATCCCGTTCGCCAATCTGCCGTTTGGCGAACCGCTGCGGGGTGACGTGATCGTGGAGGTGGTCGGCGACCTAGAGCTGGAGTACGAAGTGGCCGCCCCCCGTGGGGTGCCCGTGTTCCGGCCAGGGGACGCCTTCCGGTCGATGGTGCGGGTGCATACGAAACAGACCGCTGACGGCGTCGGCCTCCTCCTGACCGAGGCCGGCGAGCAGCTGACCACCGAG